GGCTATGGCTACGGCTACGGCTACGGCGACGGCGACGGCGGACTTAAACCAACCTAAAAGCATGACTACCAATTTTCAAGACACCGCCCACCTCTTCGCCAACGCCATATCCCTATTCCTCCGCGCGGATGAAGAATACCGCGCAAAGTGGAGATACAAGCACATTCAACAAGCACTCAAAGCACCCAGGAAAGAAGCCTTAAAAAACGCAATCGCCTGGGCTGCTTTGGTGGCAGATCACCTGAAGCAGCAAGAGAAACGAGACACCTTTGAGAATTACGCAGGCAAGATGTGGGAGGCTTGGGAGGTTTTCCTTCTAACACAATCAGACTACTTCGACGACAGAACCGCCAAAAAACTCCAAGCCCTCAAGGACGCTGAAAAATCATTGAAAACAGCTACAAGGTCAGTTTACACACTACTCTCGCAATGAAAAAAGAAACCGCAAAAGCTGGCGCCGCGTTCCTGGCACAACTACTAAGCGACCCATCCGTGCTCGAAGCCCTTGCGCCAGTCCTTGCCCAAATAGGCGCAAGGATAGCAGACCAAACAGCGCTACGGATCCAGGAGCGACACGCTGATGCGCTCTCCCCAAAAAAGGATGGCGTCATTCCTGTAAAGGATTGCTGCAAACTGCTGAAAATAAGCAAACCAACCTTTAAAAAGCATTTTATCGACACAGGTAAAATCACAGAGGTTCCTGCTCCTGACAACGCTGACCGCAGAGAGAAATACGTGAGCGCCATCGCCTTTCAAAAACTTATCAAAGCCGTCCCGATGCAAGTCATTCGGCTCAACGCAGCATAGCCATGGCCAGAATACGAAGCATAAAGCCCGAGTTTTGGACATCTGAACAAGTCGTCGAACTATCGCCGACCACTCGCCTACTATTCATCGGCATGTGGACATTTTGCGACGACCGTGGCATACACCATGCATCGTGCAAGACATTGAAGATGGAGGTTTTCCCCGGCGACGACTTCACATCATCTGATATTGAACAAATGATGTCAGCGATTATCACGGCGGGATTAGTCATTGAATATCAAGGACTTGACGGCAAACAATACTGGGCCGTAACCGGTTGGGAGAAGCACCAAAAGGTTGAAAAACCAAACTACAAACACCCTGCCCCTCCAAAAATCGCCGACCAATCGCCGACCAATCGCCGACAATTCGCCGACAATTCTACCACGGAGGGGAAGGGAGGGGAAGGGAGGGGAAGGGAATTGGAATTGGAAGGGAGGGGAGGGGAATTCGACGAAACCCAGCCCGCGCGCCCCGAAGATTCTTCGAATGAAAAAGAAACACCCCCCAATACCCCACCGTCCAACGCATTCGCCAAAATCCGCAATGCCATCCAGCAATGGCAAGACGCCGATGGCGGCGAAGCCCTGCGCAAAATCACCTCAGATCAAAAATACCTTGGCCCAATCGAACCGGAAATAACCCGGTTCATCAGCCACAACCTGAGCAAAGACCCATACCGAGAGCGCATAACCCGCGCCCCGCTGGATTTCTTCCTGGAACAATTCCCCGGCTGGCTATGCCTGCCCGCCGCGCAAAGAGCAAGCAAAGCCCAAACGAATGGATCCAGCCCTCCGAATGGAGCATACACAAAGCCCGTTCAACGTGGAGGCGATGCCGATCAGCACATGAGCCGCGAAGATGCCCTGAGCCTGATTCGACAACATGCCGGAGAATATGCCGGCCAATTCACCGAGTCTCACATTTGCAACATACGGTCAAAAACTACCCAGCGCACGGCGGTGGATATGATCGAGGCCATCGTTAATACACTCAAAAACGGCCATTCGCCGCCAAACGGAGGAAACGCCCACCAAGTAACCCTTCCAGAGCACTTAAAAATCAGCACCGCATGAAAAAAATCAAGATACACGCCGACGCATTCACAGCTGAGCTGCTGCGCAAGTTTTTCGCACAGATAACCTTCTCTCAAATTATGATCAGCGGTTTTGAATTGGAGCACCTGGTATTGCTCGAGTGGCACCGAAGGAACTACTTGAAAACGCAATTCGAGCAAGAATACCGCTTCACGATGTTGCCACATGAGGCAATATCGCTCTACAGGATACTATTTGGGTTCGGATTTACGGACGCCATGGCCGCAATCACCCGCGATCAACTTTGCGACCAAATCCGGCAGCAGCTTCCACAAACACAATCACGCATTCAACAGAACTAAACATGCCAAATGAATTGATACTGCGCTATCTGTGCGCAGGCCTGGTCGTCCTTACACTCTCACTGCTTTTCCTGTGGCGAGTAGCCAAAGACGAGGCGGAGCACTACAAAAGAGAAGCCTTCATGTCATCAGAGCACCTGTCAAGGATGATTCACGAAAACCAAAGGTTGATGTCACAGATTGAAAAAATAATGACGAACCTATGAAGCAACCTTGCTAAACCATCCATCCGTGTCGTCATTTATCAACAACAACAATTTCATTGGTTATCCACCACCTGAAAAACCAGCCGCTTCTGCACCTTAACTTCATAGCGCCCGGGAGCCAGTCGCTTAAGTATTCGCTCCACCCTATCAGGTCCAAGCACATAATACTTACCAGACGGTTTTTTTCTCAGCCCATGAAAGTCGCGCTCAGCTGTATCAATCGCCTGCGCGTCCTTTCTGATCAGGCCTTTGCGGATGCTTGGAAGTACATTATCGTAAAAATCGCGCCAGGCGGCGCGTTCGTCCATTTCAGTGTTCATAGGCCACAAAGGTCGTAACAGATTACTACATGAGCAAGCCTTTCATATTCTTAGACTTATTTGCAGGTGCTGGCGGCACATCCACCGGTGCGGAGCAGAGCGGTGTTGCTAATGTAGCCGCAGCCGTTAATCATGACCCCGTTGCGATTAGCAGCCATGCGGCCAACCACCCAAATACTGTCCATTTTGTTGAGGATATCAATACCCTGAACATCAACATTTTGAAGCAAATTGTGTCCAGGCAAAAACAAGAAAACCCCGGCGCATTGGTGATTTTATGGGGTAGCCCTGATTGCACCCATTTCAGCCGGGCAAAGAGCGGCCCCAAAAACCGCGACACTCGAAGCCTTGCCGAATCTCTGGAACGATACGCTGAAGGACTGGACGTTGATATGCTACTGGTAGAAAACGTGGAAGAATTCACGTCATGGGGCCCACTTTGCGAAAACGGCCGCCCGATATCCAGACAAGAAGGGCGCGACTATATGAAATGGGTAGAAAGCATCTGCAAACTTGGTTACAAGTACGAGTATCGCATCCTGAATGCTGCAGACTATGGAGCGCACACTTCGCGCCGCAGATATTTCGGCATGTTCTATCGCCCCGGCGTGATTCCGGCATGGCCAACCCCTACCCACGCAAAAAAACCCATAAGCAACGTACTTTTTCACGAAGACCGAAAAGCATGGCGTCCAGTCCGAGAAGTCCTGGACATGAACGATTGGGGACGCAGTATTTTCGAGCGTAATAAACCGCTTGTAGATCGCACACTGCGCCGAATCATCAACGGAATTTTAAAGTTTGCCTCAGAGCCGCAGGTAATGACATGCAACACTCCAGGCTACTGTCAGACCGTCAACAAGCCAGTTGGCGCAATCACCAAGGCTGGGCACAAAGCACTTGTCACGCCTATGTTGCTTAAATATTACCGAACCGGCCAAGCCGTCAGCACAGAACGAAGCGCACCAACAATAACGACCAAGGATAGGATGGCGCTTTGCACGTCGGTACACTGGATGGACTACAACTATGGATCCCAAACATCCGTCACCAGCATTGACGCCCCAGTTGGCACAGTTACAGCCAGCCCCAAAATAGCGGCAATATCCGCGGCCAAACTTGTGAGCGCATTCCTTGTAAATCCGCAGTTCGGCAACAAAGGCAACAGTATACACTCCCCCGCCCCGGTAGTAGTCGCTTCGCAAAAAAGTTGGCCGCTGAGTTTAGCCGTCGCTTCAATGGGTGAATCCAAATACTGGGAACCCATGCCATCTGATACAGAAACCATGCGCGAACTAAAATCAGTAATGCGGCGCTTCCAGATCAGCGACATTTTTATGCGCATGCTCCACGAAAGCGAACTATCCAGAATTCAGGGGTTTCCAAACGGATACATTCTGCACGGCACAGCAGAGCACCGCAAAAAACAAATTGGCAACGCCGTAGTGTCGCATATCCCAAAGGCCTGGCTCCGGGCGTTGGCCGCAGCCAATAATATGACAAAAAATAATTATTCGCAACACCCCTTGCAAATGTCGTAACTTGTTACGACATTTGTCCTTCATAATCTCCTGCGGATTTCCTAAAATTCTCCTTTAAGGAAAATCCAAGGACTTTTCTAGGAAAAACAAAGGAGAAATAAAGCCTTTTTTTTAGTAAAATTCAAGTACAATGATCAATCCATACCAAAACCGCGAGAAAACCGCCCTCGCAATCAAAACCGCCGAAAAAATAGCCAGATGGACCGCCACACTTACCACCTCCATCGGCGGTGGATTGTGGGGATACTCCATAGCCCTCAAATACCTGCCGGAAGCATGGCACTATAGCCAGCACCTTGCATCGGTGGTAGGACTGGCATTCGCCGTCGTGCTTGGCTGGATCACTGACCATGCCTTTGGCGATCTACTTCAGCGCGTCGTCACCGACGCCGTAGCAGCACGGCACCCAAACGCCGTAAAATGGGAGGGAGACAACTACTTCAAGCGGCTGCGCAAAATAGAGTCCTTTGGCTTTGTAGTGGTGCTGGCCGCGCTCTTCGCATTCGATGCCTACACGACTCTGATCATCCGAGATCCAGTGGCTGAACAAGCCAAACAAATACAGATCACCGACATAGCAGCCGAGACGAACAAAATCAGCGCAGAGCAGCAAGCCGCCACCGCGCCGATGGCCAAACAGATCAGTGCCCTAAAAGCAGACATTGCAGCCACAGAGCGCAGAATCCACAACAACAACCCGGCGCTTACCAAACTCGTTTCAGAAGGCAACGCCTGGGCAAAGCAGGAGCTCGCCAAAAAGAAAGCCGCAGCCACCAAATCAACCCGCGCAGAGCTGGAAAAACTCACTGGCAGCTATAACACGGCCCTTGGATCGCAATCTGCTACACTTGCCGAAACCCAAACCCTTATAAATGAGCAGAATAAACAAGCGGCCCAGTCCAACACCATGAACAGGCAGGTTATGGCAGGCATGTACACCGCCTGCACCGTTGGCCCAAAACTGCTCAGCATCATCCTGCGGATCTTGATGGTGATCACCTTCTTTGCATACAGCCAGGGCATTACCCTAGACCTCAACGGTGATGGCGTCATTGATTATGCCGACGTAGAGGTGTATTATTCCAACCTCCTGCAAAAGAGGCAGGCTAAAGAGAGTGCCGCAAAAGCAGCCCGCTCACAAAGGCCTGATTTTGACGACATTCCTGGGCGGCAGGCTTTCAAGTAGCCCCGCCCCCCGCCGCCAGTGGGGCAGGGCTTGAAAGCAAGGCGAACACCATAAAAAAGCGGATGAATGCGCTTTCAATTGCAATAGAGCATGCGCCGCCAGAGAAAAAACCAGCGATACAAACCCGAATTGATGCACTTCTAATTTCATTAAAATATGCAGAGCCAGCACACGCTTGATGACCTGATCGCCCAGCGAAAAACCATTTTGGAGGCAATGAGCCTTCCTAATATTCCAGCCGACGAACTGGAAATATACCAGGACACACTTGCCTCTATTGAGGCGCAGATATCCGCCATTCGTTCTACCAACAGCCCCCAAAATAGCCGCCCCGAAAACGAGCGAACCAAGCCACAGTCACCCGAATTCACCGCGCGGACTGGCGCCGGATCCATCCTCGCCGGAAACACTGGCAACGCAATGGGCCAGGGCATCCCGAGCCGAACCATCAACGCAGGAGGCCACGCACAAACCACCCAGCCAATAACCTCCAAAATAGAACTGGCCAATGACAGCGACAGATTCAACCCAACCATCATCATCACCTGGAGCGACGGCTATTCCCTTCCGGTAGACGAAACTGCTGCCACGGGCCGCTTCAAATCCACATTGCGTGACACCCTTGCGCTTAAATGTGTATCCGAAGGACGATTGGCGAAGATGTGGCGCTGGGACACCCCATGGCGCTGCGCAGGATTTTACAAGGCCATCACCGCCATGCGCGAAGGCATCCCGCCCACCCTCAAGGAATTGGGCTACACACACCCGAGCGAAATGCAAAGGACTGTATTTGGATTAATAACTGAACACGCACTTTTAGAGACGGAAAAAACCACAGAATAACCATGGCCACAAATTCAAAAATAGAATGGACGCACCACACCGGAAACCTCTGGTGGGGCTGCACGAAAGTTCACGCAGGCTGCGACAACTGCTATGCCGAAACACTTGCTGAGCGGTATGGCAAAAATGTTTGGGGCGATGAAAACCCAAGGGTGGCAGTGAAAAGCGTTTGGGCTGATTTCTTAAAATGGCAAGCAATTGCGCAGAAAGCGGGAAGCGGTTTTTGTCAATCGAACCGCAACTGGAAAGAATTATCCCTTCGGCCGTTCTTTTGGATGGCATTGATTGGATTATTCAAGGCGGCGAAAGCGGCCCCAAAAAACGCCCGTTCAAAACGTTTTGGGCGCACATAATGAAGGAAATATGTGCGCAAAGCGGTATCCCGTACTTTTTTAAGCAAATTGATAAGGTGCAGGAAATACCAGAAGATTTAATGATTAGACAGTTTCCAATCTACTAACTTAGGCTTTCCCGCTTTGCGCCGCTTAGAAAGCATGGGCGGGAAAGCGGGGTTATGCGGATTTTTTCACACTCAATAATTTGTATCATGGACAAAAAAAACAAAATAATGGTGTCCTATTGTTGTCATTGCGGGAAGCCGCTTTGGATTAAAAAAAATATTGACCGCTTTGGATTTGACACAACGAAGTTTTGCCGAAATAATCTACACATTGATGTTTATTATATTCCCGCATAACGGTTGGGTATTGCCGAAGGTGGGGCATTAAACCACTAAAGTTAATTAAAAGTACAAATGATGAATATAGATACAAAAGTTTATAGAAAGCACGAAAACCCCACTTTTGGCAATACCATGTTAGGTGCAGTGCCTTTGGTGTCCGAAGTGTATTTAATGGATAACATCGAATTGATGAAACATTACCCTGATAAATACTTCGATTTGGCTGTGGTTGACCCACCTTATGGAATAAATATAGGGACTGAAATAGATAGAAGCGGTTTTAAAGAAGGCACAAGTAAAAACAGTATGACCAAGTTTGAAAAAAGTATGAAAGATAAAAGATGGGATAACGAAACGCCTAATTATGAATATTTTTTAGAACTTTTTAGAGTAAGCAAAAATCAAATTATATGGGGCGGAAATTACTTTTTAGAACACTTACCAAATACAAGATGTTTTTTAATATGGGATAAAATGACTTATGTGCCTACTATGAGCCAAGTTGAGTTGGCTTGGACTTCTTTCAAAAAACATAGTTTATTAAAGAAAATAAACAGTAATCAATTAGATAGATTTCATCCAACTCAAAAACCTGTTGCTTTATATGATTGGATTTATAGTGTATTTACAGAGGAAGGAATGAAAGTTTTAGATACTCATTTGGGTAGCGGTTCAAGTCGAATAAGTGCCAATAAAGCAAAAGTACACTTTGTCGGTTGTGAAATTGACGAGGAATATTTTAACAAACAAAACAAAAGATATGAGGAATTTGTCAGTCAAACTCGTTTATGGTAGGCGGTCTGTTGGCATTGCACCTAACTGGTGCGCCCACGACGGGCGCGAGCATAGCGCGGCTGTACGGGGGCGCGGCGTTATGCGGATTTTCCCCCTCGACAAAATCAAAGTTCATGAACAAATTCTTTGTTTGGCTAATGCCAGTTGAAGGGAAAATACTCGTTACGGACATTGATATGCCGCCCGTCGCAGTATTCAACATTCCTGTTTTCTTTTTGGAAAAAATAAGGAGCCTTAATATTCCAGGCAGTCAGTCATTTCCAGACTGGAATCTGGCAGTTGATTATGGAAAAGAGGTAGAGAAAAAAACGGGCTGGATCGTTGAGTATGATAACGCATGGGGTAGAGAGGTTGAGGCGATGGAAAATGAAGGCGAGTTTTATTCCTGTGACAACTGTGACCTTCCAGACGCATGTGAAGATTTTGGCTGTGCTATCCAAAATGGCATAAGAAGCAATCCGGGTTGGTAATTCTCGCATAACCAGACGACTCCCGAAACTGCGCGTCTAGCGCATGTTTTCGGGAGTTGTCAGTTAGTCGCATTTTTATTTGCATAAGTCTCAAGCGACATTTACCGGGGTTTAGCCCGGTCGTCGCAGATGACTGGGCTTTTTTTTACCCGCCGTAGCCTTGGCGAAGGAGGGTTTCTGGCAAAGAAAAAAGCCCAACCTCCATAGAGATCAAGCTTCGGGGGATGCCAGGCAGCCTTTCCAAGCGTCGGGCATTTATCTATCAGCGCCGGGCGTTGCGGCTGTGGAATACTTTTTTGAAGGCCTGCAATTCCACGTCCATCACCGCAACCTTTACCTCCAGACGACCGCGGGCTGCGTTGCACTCTTTGAGCTCTTCTACCAGTGCCCTTATATCCGATTTGAAATTTAAATTTGATGCGTCCCAGGCCTTTTCAGTGCGCATAATGTGCCAAGTCAATACACCCACCACCGACAGCAGTAGCAGTATATCAAAGCCCTTGTCTTTTGCCTTTTGAATCAGGCTGGTGGCCAATTCCCAAATTGCTTTCATAAATTCGGAATAGTTCATGATTAGCGCGTTTTGAACCTTTAACAAGGCTAAAAACGTGCCGAAAATTGTTTAATTCCCCAAATTAGGCGATCGTAAACGTGGTGGATTCGTTGCCAGACATTGCCTCTAATTTGGTTATAACCGCCTTTTGCAGCGCATTAAACCAAAGCCCTGTTTCGCCAGAACCAACCCCCGTTTCAGCGTCTACCTCGGCTGCTGTAACTTGCATCCGTGTCGTTGCCAGTGCATTGCCATCGGCGGACGAAACCACAAACAGCATGACTGAAAACCAGTCGTTTGCCTCATTATACACGGGTTCGCACCGGATAGAACTGCCATCAAACGACAATTCACTTCCCGCCTCAACTACAAATGGTGCTGTTGCTGTTGTTATCATGTGTCAAATGTTTTAATAGCCCCAAATGTGAAGGTTTACCGCCATACCCGTACTTGCAGGAAGTGTACCCTTAACTTTTACGGTGCAGGTTGTCGCGTCTTCTGCACTTATGTACAAGTCTGCCTGGGCTGCATCGGCGTCCCTTGCGCCAAGTATCACAATTGATGTGGTGATAAATGCAAATGGGTATCCAAGGCTAAACACATCCCCATCTGCCGTTGGTGTCGTTCCTGTAGAGAAAGTGACACGAACACAGTTTCCTGTGCCAACAATAGACGTGAGTGACGGGCTTGTTCCAGCTCCAGAGCCAAACGCAAGATTGCCGCTTGTCCACTCATTGCCCGTGCCCATCCACAATTCAAATCGCGCCCTGCCAAGGCCATCAAGCGGCTCGTTTGGGAAATCGTGGTTAATGCCTACATTTCCTGTGCCGCCGTTGTCGCGGACAATTATGCCCATGTTCTCGTTACCGCCTGGCGTGGATGAATTTGGCGTTATTTTGAATCTATCATCGGAATTGTCTATTCCGATGGAGTGGGTCATTTGACCCGACACCGTGAATTGAATGAGCGCATCGCCAGATGCGCTGCCGCCCGATAAAATCTGGAAAATAGTGTGATTTGACGCGCTGGAATTATTGGAGTTCAATAACTCCATTATCATGTTTCCGTTGATGTTTCCGCTCTGGCGTAAGAATGTAGTGGTCCCGGTAATCGCGCCCGTATTCAGGTTTAAAATACCTGCGTTCGCGCCGCTTCCTGATGCCGACCCGGTGAATGTCACTCGGTCAGGCCCAGTCGTGAACGTAAAGGCTGCGTTTGTGCTTATGGTGGTGGCTGTATTGAAAATTGCGAACCGATTAGCCGTACCAGTCAACCCCAACAAAGCCCATACTTGTGCAACCGTCAAATCAAGCGGATCCGCCGCGCCGCCAGTGTTGTTGCCTTTTATCGTGTTCGCCGCCATGTTCGCCAATTTGGCGTTCGTCACCGCGTCGTTTGCTATGGTGGTGGCGTTGCTGTTCACTGCTGCTGTTACGTCGCCAGTAAGTGCAGCGCGTTGTATGTTGCCCGCCCCATCGAAGGAAAGCGATGCACCAAGCGCAATTTGCTCTATGTCACCCGTTCCTGCCGTATCACGCCCCAAAAGCCGGTCGGTCGTGATATTCTGCATCTTTGCAAACGTTACCGCATCGTTTGCGATGGTGGTTGCGTTCGATCCAGATGCAGCCGTCACATCTCCCGTGAGCGCTGCGCGGCGAAGGTTTAAGGAGCCGTCAAATTCAAGCGTGGCGTTCAGGGCTATTTCTTCCACGTCTCCAGAGCCTGCCGTGTCGCGGCCTAAAAGCCGGTCAGTGGTAATATTCTGCATTTTGGCGAACGTGACCACATCATTGTCAATGGTTATCACGGTGCCTGTGCCGCTCACTGTCACGTCCCCATAATCGCCATCCGAAAGCGTTGCGCCCCCCGCCTGTGCCTGCCACCCGTTTGTGGTATCCCATGTCAAAACGTGGCCGTCTGTGGATCCGCTGTAAATCTCCCACTTTAGCATGGTGTTGTTCCAGCGCAGTATCTGCCCCGCCGCCGTGCCTTTTGGCATGTTGAACGGAGGCGTTCCTCCCTGAATGGTGTAGTTATCTAGCCGCACCATTACGAACGAATCCTCGCCGTAAATGTCTGTGAGCGTTCCAGTTACTGCAATTGCCGTGTCCCCATCCACGGAATCAGCCGTAACGGTCAAAGTGTCGCTATGCCCGTTTGCCACGTTCACCAATGAAAGAACCTGCCCGTTCACAAAAGCGCGTGCTGAAAGAGTGGAACTAACCGGAATGGATGTAATCGCGCCAGCCGTAAGCACTGCCGATGTTTTTGCCGCGCTCAAAGGCTCTAGTGTAGCTGGTGCAAGGTTTTCGAGGCCAGAAGCTCCAAAACCGCCAGGAGTTGAGGTGCCGGGCGCATCGGTTGGCGGATAGTCGTCTGTGTAGATAATAATGGTCGGGTCGTAGGTCGCGGTGCCGGGGTCCAGTTTCACCCATTCCCCGCGCCACACGCTGGCAGAGGCATAAAATGTGCCGCCCAGAAAAACCCATTCGTCAGATCCATCGTCCAAAATGTAGTAAATAGGGAATTCTGGCCCATGTATTTGCCCACGCATCCGCTTACGCGGCTTATCCATACTCTTTAGCAGCTGCTCCATGAGCAAATCCACCAAAGGCTTGTCGTAAGGGCCGCCGCCAAGCCCCCACAATGATGAGGCTACGCCGCCTACGATCAGTTTTCCGGCAGAATTTGCTGTCACCCCATCGCCCATCTGGGTCACAATCTCGTAGGATTCCGTACCGCCGCCGTCTGGCTGGAACTTTTGATACTCAATGTCGTTGGTGAGCACATCAGCAGCGCCGTTCGTGTATACCTCTACCCAGGCGTCGTCCAGCTCCCAGGACGATTGCCAAATCGCGCCGTTGTTGAATGGAGATCCAAGGAACACCTCCATCGTAAATAATCCGGACGCTACAAATGGCGGCGTCACAAAATCAAAAGGCGCTGCGGTATTGATGATGCCATTTGTAGCAGGAGTTTGAATCAACCCCGCAGTAAACTGGTATGTGCTTGATGCGGTAGTCCATTCTGGCGTAGAATAGGAAATCTGTCCTAAAACGTTGGTTGCCACACGCTTGAGGTAATATGACCCCACCCGTATCCTGAATCCCCACAGAGGGTAGTCAAAATTGCCTGGCGTAGCCGATATGTTCTTGAGCGACATGGTTATGGATCCCTTCACCCTCAAAGCTGTGAGCCCGCTGTTGTAGTCAAGATTGTAGTAACCGTAAACCCCGCCGCCAAGGATCGTGTTGGACCAATAAGCATCAGCTACGAGGTTGCGCCGCTCTTGAGCGTCGTACTTGATTTTCACTGTCTTGAGCGTAGGCAGCCAGTCGTATTGCCCGCCAGCAAGCCGCGGGTTTGGATCTCCCGGGTCAATTTCCACTTTGCCATACATGGAGGCTGCGGCGGTGGGCGCCGCGATCACGTAGGCATATTTTCTGGCAAAAAAGGAGGTATTTACCCGTTCGTCAATCTGTTGAATGAGCCAACGCCCGTCCACCTGGTACATCTGGCAATTGAACTTCTCAAGGATGTTGTTCAGCACCTTGTCGCACTTGATCCACTTGTACACGCCCTTATTGCCAAGGGTATAGAATGCACGTTCGTTCACAGAGGTATAGTACAACGGGCAGTTCGCCGCAGCGTATGTGTGGCCAGCCTCGTAGTAGTTTACTATGGTGCGAATAAAATCAGTGCTGCCCGTCCAAACGTCGGCCACATAGGGTATCTTTTTCAGGATTTTGGCCACCACATCAATGAGTGTTACCTCGTCTTCGTATGGCACACCGTCGTCGTTGTAGTCAATATTGCGCAGGTGTGAAAGTCCGTCCACTGCCGATACCTCAAAAACGTATGGGTAGTGCAAGTCCTGATACTTGGCAATGTTTGGTGATACAACCCCCGCCCACCAAAGGACAAATGCCGCACCGTCCCATTTGTAGCAGTTTACTTTGAACCGCCCCTCTACGGACGTGGCCATATCACTGATCAGGTTGCCGTCGCCATTATTGGCGATAGCTATCCAGTAGCGAAACTCCGAAGGCATCATGCCGGGGTATTTGTCGAGGGCAGTTGGCTTTGAAAGCGTGAACCCTTCTGCGCTGCCCGACACAATTTCCGTGATGCCGCCGCCCCAGTCAGAGTCGTCTATCTCGATGCGCCAGCGTTCGTTCTTTACGCTGTGTATTTCGGTGTAGTGCCTGACTGCCATTATGTTAGGCCGTAGCCCCTTGTGCGTTTAGCGTTCTGGTTTTGCTTCTCGATCATCAGGTACATGTCGCGACCGTCAAAATGGACCGTGCCGCCCACTATTGTGGTATCGCCGCCCATGTTGTTGAGCATGCTGTTGGTTTGCGGCGTGGGGAATACCTGCGAGTGCCTTGGAAGGTTAATAAGCTCAGGGCCTCGCTCCCCAACAAGCGCAAGGCCTCCAGGTGCATTCTTAGTGCCGTCTGCAAACCCCTTCACGCCAAGGCTTCCAATAACATGTGTAAATAATGCTGCCGCCGCGCCGCCCGCCGCCGCGCCCGCAGCAAGATTAAATGGGAACGGAACTCCGGACAGGGCTTTTGCCACAGCCGCCGCCACACCTTGTTGAATATACGATCTAACAATTTTCGCAGCTGCACCGACTGCAGCCTGCCCAAGTTTTGCAAGGGAAGCTTCTCCACTACTTGCAGACTGAGCAATCGCATCACCCATAGAAGTAAACACGGCCCCTACAAGATCCCCTTGCTCCAGCAATTTAGTGGCCACATCCGCCATGCCAGTTGTAAAATTGAACGTATCTTCGTTTAATTGGCGCTGGATCTCAGATGCGTACAGCGCGGCCTCTGAATATGCGTACAGCGCGTTTGTCCCTGCTGTTATTCCGGGGGCCACGTCGGTGGCCATTGGTTGAGGCGCAAGGGAAAGTCCTTGCTCTCCACCAGGAGCAAGCGATGTAGCATCCATAGCAGTGCCAGCAAGTGCCCGAGCCGCCATGGTTTCCTCAATTGCCGCAGCCTCGTCCCTCCAGGCGTCCTGAATTTCACGGAGCATCTTTATCTCTGCCTCTCCGCGCGCAATACTTTCGGCTTCCAAATCAGCAGCATCCTTCTTCAGTTTATTCGCCTCCTTTAGGGCTTTGTTTTGCTCTGATTTTGTTAGCGTTAGATCTGTAGTCGCCTTTGTGGCTTCCTTTGTAACCAGCAGACCCTGCTGATGCGCTTCTTTTTCTGCTTCATACGCATCCCTTAATTCATACTGTTTTGCGATTGCCGGGTCAAGTGTAGTACCAATAGTGCCAAATGCTTTATCAAATTGACCCGATACAACACCAACCTGTTTACCTAACTCTTTAGCCTGCTCCTCCATTTTCTTCATGACGCCCTCGGCTATCCCACCAGCCGCGATCATTTCGCCTGTGTCAATTAGGTTGGCTTCTCCCGGAGTTACCTTGGCTCCGTCTTTTATTTGCTGGATCCGGAGAAGTATTGCTGCCTGCTTTTCGTAGATGCTATTTACAGCCTCGGCCTTTTTTCTTTCAGCCACGCCGCGAAGTATAGAACTATTCAGGCCGTTTTGCAATTCCGTGAGTTTTGACACGGACGCACCCTCTAGGTCCATCCCCTTAAAATAGTCGGGGTATAGTTTTAGAAGTTTGTCGATGCTTTGGCCTTTTTCAAATTTGCTTTTTGTCTCGTCTGTGACGGCTGCAAAAAGTTTATTTACCTCCCCAATCTCTTTCGATGTCTCGCTTATTATGTCGCCCTGAGCCTTCGCGTATTGCTCTGAGGCAAATGTAGCTGCATCGAAATTGTCCGAAAGCTGGTAAACAGCGAACGCAAGGCCCGCTACAATTCCAATTATGCCAAGCGCAACCTTTACGCGGGTCAAAGCCCCCGCCATTGCATCCGAAGTTCCGGCCAGCGCCTTACCTGCCCCAACCATGTCGCCCCAAACACCTACCATTTGGCCACCGAACAATTTTAGGGCACCGTAAATTTTTAGGAGTGGCCCGGCAGCTATCACGGTTGCGGCCAGTACCAAAGCAACCTCTTTTGCAGCTGGGCTCAATGAGTTAAACGCTTCGGCCAGCGCCAATACTGAAGTAGATACATTTTCAATAATTCCAGTAACATCAAAGGCCTCATTGATTGCAAACCCCACCTTTGCTGCGCTCTGTTTCAGACTGTCGATCGCGTTGCCGATGCCGTTTTTTATTCCGCCTTCTACGCGAGGTAAAGCCTCGGCAGCCTTCGTGATCTGGAGCACGAATTCTTTGCCCGTGATGCCCATGTCTCTAATTGCCTCCACGCTGGCAGTTCCGAACGCCTTTTGCATGAGCTGTGCAAGGCCGGGCATGTTTTCAGATAAAACTGAAACATCCTCCTGGAGCACGCGACCCTTGGAGGTCATTTGAGCGAACTGCCTTGTTACTGCATCCAACTCCTGCGCGCTGCCACCGGTGGATGCGATGGCATTACCCATTTGTACTAGAACATTACGGGCTTCGTCGGCAGAAAAAGCCACGCCTTGCAGGCGCACGGATCCACGCACGGCTTGTTCGAGCCCAAGGCCGGGGTTCTTGGCGGCTTCAGTAAGTTTGTCGAGTTCTTTGGCGGCGGCGTCCGCTGTGCCTAGTTGCGATTTAAGGGCAAGGGTGAGCGATTCGATATCGCCAGCCGCTTTGATGGCCGTAACACCAAATGCAGCCAGTGGCAACGACAATGACAGCGACAGGTCCGTGCCGATCCTTGACAAGCGCTGACCCGCTGACTTCATGCTGCGCTCGATGCCGGCCAGGCTCTTTTTATCAAAGATCAAGCCTACGCGGACGTTCAAAGATTGTGCTGACATTTTGTGCTTGTTTTTGTGCTTTGAACTACTTTATCTTTGCCGTGCGAATCGTATTAATACTTCTAACAATGCCCTCTTCCCTTTTTGAACTTCGTGCTTCTCACAATCTCCTGGACATATGGGTGAAAGTCCCTAGCTCTTCCCGTGGCATTGCCATTGGTACGGTTCGCAGTGATCCAGGCTTTTCAAAATCATTACCTAATTCTGTTTCCAATGCGAACCGTAACAGAGTACCGCGCCCAAAAGTCTTATGCCTTAAGACTTAGCCGCCTCCTTAAAAAGGACGAAACCCTTTCCACCCAACTCCTTTCCGAAACTTCCCGGCCCAGACAACTCCGGCTACTCCGGCGAAGAAACCGCACCATGCTGCTGATCAATTCAGTGCTTGTAGAGCTCAAGGCCATGCTCCCGATTACTTTGCTGATTCCACCCACACAATCACCTCTTAATCCGCTTGAGCCATGAAAAAAATACCTGTTGGCAAAAAACTATTTGCACTTGTAGACGACGAGGACTACGAGGCTTTGGCAAAACTAAAATGGTACGCTTTCAAGAGTAACAATGTCATTTATGCAAGACACGTCATTATCCGTAAGGATGAAAGAAAATGGGTTTTCATGCATCGGATGATAATGGGTGACACAGATCCTAATGTTATTTTCGATCATGAAAACAGCGATGGCCTGGACAATCAAAAGCATAATTTAAGGCCCTGCACTCGTGCCCAAAATTCAAGAAATGCCCGCAAACCAAAGAATAATACTTCTGGGTTTAAGGGTGTTCATTGTTATAATCATAAAGCAAAAAAGCCTTGGATGGCAACCATTTCTATAGATAGAGAAATGTTGCATCTAGGTGTTTTTGCAACCCCAGAAGAGGCCGCCTACGCTTACAATGAAGCCGCGAAAGAACATCACGGCGAATTCGCAAACCTCAATGACCTCGGCGATTACATACCCCCCATTTATACTACACGACGCGACAACAAATCTGGCTACCGAGGAGTGTTTTTTCAAGCAAGGAATAAAGCACGTCCTTGGGCAGTAAGCATCAGACTTGATGGAAGGCTTAAACACATTGGTTATTTCTCAACCCCAGAAGAGGCCGCCCACGCCTACAACGAAGCCGCCAAAAAATATCATGGCGAAAACGCTAAACTGAACGACGTTTGATCATTTATCCCCCGGGCGGTTTTGTGCCATCCGGGGGGTTTCCCTTTGCTGCCCTGGCTTCAATGAACCGTTTGTATATTTCAGGCTGGGTTATCCTCAATATTTCGTCGGCCTCGTCGCTAAACTTTTGCAGTTGCTCCTTGGTCTGCTTCACAAACCTTGGCATATCCTGCTCCCATGGGAATTTGCAAACGTCCTGCGGCTTTCGGATCCTGTTCTTGCTGTCCACCGTTTTAAAAATGGTGTAAGACAAGAACCGCGTTTGTTCCCAGGTCAATTGCAGTGCGCTGGTAGCCGCTTTCTGCCGTGCCGACAAATACCTGGGCGTTGAGGCCCAGAATTCGTCTTCTCCCATGCCGCAAAAGGCAGCCAACTCTATCAGGTTTTGCCAGTCTACGCCTCCGCCTTTTTCTTCATCGGAGGCTTCGCCTTTTTTTGCTCAGCGCCCTCCCCGGCTTTCTCGAAGGATTCGGCGAACATGGTGGCAGCCTGCTGTATCACGTCCATGTCGTTGCCGATCCAGTCTGCAACGTCTTCCGGTGTGTAATCCACGGCTTTTTTTTCGTGGCGTGTGCCTGCGCAAAGCCCTGAATAAAGCAGGTCTATCATAAGCGACACGGAGGCATGGCCTCCCTGCATCGCTGCAAAGTCGGTGAGCGCATTGCGCCCGGTGCGCTGCTCGTACTGGTACAGAGCAGAAAAACCAAATCGCACCGGGCGTTCAATGCCCCCTATGGTCAGGTAGTTCGTCATATTACGAAATGATCGCCATAGATAACGGTCCCGTACCCTGCAATTCGAAATCGTACGTGACTGCCTCATCGTTGCCAGAGCTGTTGAGCGTCCAGGAAGATACGTAGGCTGTGCCGCTCCATTTCGTGTCACCGGTGGCTGCGGTTTGGAATACGATTGCAATACTGGCCTGGTCGTCCCATTTGTCAAAAATGCCTGTGGTGGCGGTGTTGAATCCAAGCGTGGCATCATCAGCAAAGTTTGCCGAGCCGCTTGCAGTCCAAGACTTTGTACCAGGCAAAAAAGAGGCATTCGCGCCGCTGTCTTTGCACGTAGTTTCAAAAAGATTTGAAGACCCAGACAGGCTAACATCTACCTGGCAAGTGATTGCGGTTGCGCCAAAATACATCTTCATGTTTTTGGCAAGCACTGTGCCAACTGTTTGTGCCATAGCGTTTTATGTTTTAGTGATTGTGTTTAAGTGTTTGTTTGTTGATCGCCGCCCATAACTCATACAAAGTAGGCTGCGGTTATTTTTTTGACTTAGAGGCCACTACAAGCGGCGGTGAATTTTGGAACGGTGATGGCGCTGCCTCATCTTCAGTCACGCAAGTCTCAATGGAGAGTTCTGCATCCGGCTGGTACTTGAATGCCCTTGCGCCCGGGTCAACTTCTACGCAAACGCCGAGCGCTACACGGCGCGCTCCCTCGGCATCGGTGTGCTCTGCTACCCAGCCGGGCTGGAATACGTCGCCGAATTCATCGGTGTGGGTTTTTATGTATTTTACTTTCATAGGAAGCCGTTGTTTTTGCCGAATGACTGGATCCGGCGCTTTATGAGTTCGGTTGCAAACCGCAGCGTTTGTGGTCCTGCGGATTGTACTGCATCGCGCACGAAATTTTGCGCGGGCTGTGTGGTGGTGCCGCGCTCTACCATGTGGGCATAGTATCCGTCCGGGTTTTCCTTTCGCAGTTGTGGGCCTACAAATGCGGCGGGCGAACGCCGAAAATTCAGCCGTTGCATTGCTTTTTTCAGGTTTCCTGGCTTGTAGGTGGCTATCACCTTACCGCTGCCCTTTCCAGCCTTACGGCCTTCTCTTGTCGGGTACCTGCTATGGTTTTTTTCTCCGACAGGAGTGCGGACCTTTACTTCCGATTCCAGGATTTTTGCCGCTTCGTTCAGGTCAGCCTTGCCAGCCTTGCGCACGGTGGGCGCAAGTTTTTGGAGGGTGGTTATCACCCGGTTCAGGTCTGCTTGTAGTTGAGCGTCAATGGCCATGTCGTTCGTTTTTTTAACGAACGCTGGAGGGGTTCTAAACCCCTCCAGCGTTTCGCTGATTAAACAGGCAGGTTCTCGTCTGCCACCAATTCTTGCAGGGCGTCGAGGGCATCCACTAAGGCATTGAAAAATGCTTCGGCGGCAAGCTCTGCGTCGTCTGATCCATCAGGCAGATCTACAGTCTTTCGGACGGCTTCTTTCACGGCAGCTTTTTGTGCGTCGTCCAGATTGGGAAAGGTGGTCGTGAACAGTCCGGCCAGCTCGATCAGACCATCGCCCAGATCGGCAGATGCGCCGGGAGTGCCTATCAGTTCGTCAAACTTGAGCGCAGCCACCTGCACGGCGGCGATCTTGTTGACGGCGGTTTCGAGCAGGGCTTTTCGGGCTTGGTTGGTGATGGCCAGTGCGGCTACAAGGAGCGCGGCGATTTTTTCAAAAAAATTCATGTGTTTACTTGTTATGTTGTTGAAAGTGAAAGGTTTAGTTCTTTGTGGTAAATGTGTATGTCGCTTCCCGGAGAAAAAGCGTTCGGTCTTCATCGCGCCCATCCTGGCTTCCAAGATATCGGCAGGCTTCTACTGTCACGCCGCTTACGGTGCCTTCCACATTGTCTAGGGCCGTGCGCAGGGCGGCGTCAATGGCATCGAGATCATCGTACCCTTGTTGGCCTTGCGCATGGTCAGCCCAGATATGGAATATCACCGTAGCGCGGTCGTGATAAGCGGTTTTGTCTTTCATGCGGCTGTCAAGCGGCTCGTTTTTTACGGTGTACACAATGGCAGGATACTCCGCGTTCTGAATCAGAAACACCGGGTAAATGCTTGTTCCTACCAGGTCGGTGATTGCCGACGTGGTTGATAGTTTGCCGTATATGTACTTGCCGAGCAGCATTAGACTTGTTTTTGTGCCTGAATGATCAGGTATTGTTTTCTGCCCGCTTCCGCAAAAGGTGGCATGAGGTCGTAGTATTCTCCAGCGTAGAGGATCCGCATCTTTTCGGTCAGTTCGTCGCGGTAGCGTATGGTGAACATCACCCGGGTGGTGGCCACCGGCTGATCGCCCAAAACATCCTCATTGTTTCCGGTGAGTGGGTATGTAACCCCTGCAAAACACCTCGCAAAGGCTGCCCACGTCGTTTCCACGCCGCCTGTGGCCGTGCGGGTTTCGGTGGGCGTCTGGATCTCGATGCGGCGATCGAGTTGGCCGATGCGTGGCGTTTTTTCGGGCATGGCTTATTGATTGACTGCTTTGTTGTGGGCTAGGATTTGAGTGGTTCGCGAACCAAGGATGCCCAACAGCACGAGGCTCACCCACTTGACTGTTTCAGCAGCCCATTCAGGAAGGGAAATAAGCCCGAGCATGGTGCCTTGTTCGGCGAAATTGACCAGCGTGACCAATACCAGGATCAGCACGGCGGCTACCTTGGGATTTTTGGTCTTGAATGAGTCGAAAAGTTGTGCGAGTAGTTTAGTGATGAAGTCGTTCATAATGTGTTAAAGTACTTGATTGTGAATGTTTTGTGTTTGTCAGGCAGCCCATCTATAATAGGGTCGGAGCAGGTTTTCGGAGGCTCTGGTGAAAGTCTGCGGCGCATCTTCGCGCCGCTCGAACATGTCGGCTACCATGAATTTGAGGGCCTGGGCAATTGCGCCAGGCAAACTGTCGGGGCTGTCGCCGTAGCCTGCTTCGTAGGTTATAATCACAGCGTTTGGCGTGGCCCAGGTGCTTGGCCAGGAGTATTCTGGCGTTGGCACAATGAACGTTGTGCCGTTGTAGCCCCCGTAGGCCCATTCGTCTGAGTCCCAAGTCTGTGTGAGGCCGTCTGTGTCCACATATTGCACGCTCGTGATGCTCTGCACGGGCTGTATGCGCAAGAGCATCGGTTCGTCGGCACTGCAGGGGAATGCTGACCAGTATTCTGTGACCGTCTGCGTGAGCAGGGAAAGGCCGTACTGTTTTTCTATGTTCGATGCCGCTGCCATTACCATCGCTTGAATGGTTTCGTCCTCGTGGCTGAGGTCGTCCAAGCGCAAATGCTTTTTCACGCCGTCAAGGGGGACGGGTAAATCAAGATTTGGCGTGGTGATGGTGTATGACTTGTACGACATTGTTTTAACTCAAATATTGAATCCAATCCCAGGCAATCGGCACGATCACGATGGCAAGGCATACCACAATAAATACCGCTACTGCCACTGCTACCACATACTGTTTTACCGGCTTCAAATCCTCAAACCAGCCACTCACGCGCTGCCATTCTGCTGGCGCTATGGTGATCAGGCTAAGAATCAGGGCAAAGGCTGCGTTTTTTGGTTTGATCATTTTTCCTCGTTCAAAATTTCAACCGCTGGCGGCTCGGCACTTGGTGCTGGAACCGAATCGGTTGGTTGTGGCTTTCCTTTTTGTATCACCATCAAATCAAGGTCGCTCATAGACTCCACCGCTGCCCGCAGCTTAGAAACCGAATGCCCTACCTGCTGGAAAGCCTCCAGGGCTACGAGGCCTTTTTGGGCGCAGATTTCGGCGAGGCCGAGGTATATGACGAGGTCTTGTTTGGTCATTTTTTAGACTATTCTGATTGACGCCTCCACATTGTATGTGGCACCCGTGAAGGTGCCATTTGTTTTTATAGTTATGGAAGTACTGGCCTTGCAGCGTATTTGCAATTCTATACTTGGGTACGGCACTGCGCCAAACCCAGAACTTGTATTTGCTGTAAACCCTCCTGTCGCAATCCTTATAAGCGGAATTGCTGTTGACCGCGCAGTGTTGCCTTCGTCGGTCCAGTCTACCGACATAGAAAAATTCTCTGCGCTGCTTGTTGTAACAAGGATGTTACCACTAACCATATAGGACGCATCCGCAGCGCCGACCGTAAGCGTTGCAACGGTCGCGACAGCTGCTGTTTGCCCTGTAGCGCGCCCGGTGACGACAGCAGGGCCGACCGTTTTTCTCAGTGTGTACCTTACCCCGCCAGCGCTGAAGAAAAGGTCTGTGCCGTCAAACTCAATTGCACCGTTTGCCACACTGGTCAGGTTGGTGCCAGATGTCAGCAGGAGCGGGGCTACCGTCGTCGTTCCAGCTCCTGCCATAAGCCACGCGGTCGGGGCACTGGACGTGCCTACCGACACACCGCCTGGGAAGTTGGCGGTGTCGGTTGCGGACATTGTTTCTGCGCCCGTTGTGCCTAATTTGAGTGGCTTGACGTTTGCCATAATTAGTTAACCAAATAAGTTGGTCCAGCGCGGAACTCAAGCACGGTAGTACTGGATGCCCGGCCTACAGGTTGTAAAAAATCTGGGCTTGCGAGCGTGATGCCTGTGTTGATCAGGATGCCACCGGTGGCGGTGTTTGACAGCACATAGAGCGCCCCGGCAGTGAGGCCGGAAAGTCCGGTGATCTGCCCTTGGTCGCGATACATAGTTCCGCTTGCGCCGTTGGAAATCGCTGCGGCAACAAAGCCGACAGCCTCTTTTCCGATAGTGTTGGCGTCGGCCTTCATGATCGTGCCGGCGCTTGTGATGTACACCAGGTTGCCAGCGCTCAATGCTTCGCCAGCGGTGAAAGTCTCGCCGCCGATTGCAGATCCGTTGGAGGCTGCCGTGATACGTCCCTGAGCATCCACGGTCAGGTTGGTGTTCGTATATGAACCAGGCGTTACAGCCGTATCGGCCAACTGCGTAGGACCTATACTGTCGGCAATTACAGCAGCTGTGATGGATGGCGTAGCGTCTGTGTAGGTCAGATCAATGGTTGAGCTGTCAACAAGAATGCCACCAACCGCATCCTGCGAAGCCTCGTCAAAATCGGAAATCTTCGCAGCTGTGATCGTGGGTATATTGGCCACTGGAAACGTGTCAGTGTTGCTGAGCGTTTCTGCGCCTGTGGTTCCAAGTTTGAGCGGAATTATCTGTGCCATTTACACGGTGTTTGTTTTAGTTCTTTTTTATGCTTGTGCTGAAATCAATCAGCATTTTGTCGTTTTGAAGGCTTACGCCCGCTTTTTGTATCAAGGTCCATGCAGGGTTTATGCTGTCCACCACTTCGCCATTTTCGTCCACCCAAAGCGCGATGTCAGCCGAAAATGTAAAAGCGGCATCCGTCACGACGGTGTAGGCGGGCTGTATGGTCACATCGTTGCCAATTGTTGCGCTTGTGCGTGTCACACCAAAGGCTCTGTTGTGGTGCGCTGCATTTAGCGGGCTGAAATAAAAAGCCTCGCCTCCTTCAATCACTACCACCCGCCCTGCGCTCAAGTTTTGCCCTGCGGGGTATGTTTCAAAATTGTTCGACGCCCCTGGGTTTGACCACTCTGTATCGTAATCTGTGGCACTCAGTTTTGTCAGTACCTGCCCAATCGCCCCCCCCGTTGGCACACCTTCCCCTGCGGCACCTGCCGGGCCTTGCGGTCCGGCTACGGCGATGCCGACATCTATGTTCAGCGCTTCGACGGATACGCTTATGTCGGGCATTGCTTAGGTGGTTGTGGTTTGCTTTTTTACCTGTATGGTGCCACCGATAACGGTGTCTTCGGTTCCTGATGCGTCTGTCCACTGCCAGTCGTAGTCCAAAAGCACATCTACTGGCAGTGCGGCGGTTTGTGCTTTGGTGAATGAGGTGGTGAACACCTGCCCTGATCGTGTTATCCCTGAACCTGACTGAAGCGTGAGTACGGTCGTGCCTCCCCTGCGTTTGATCGTCATTTTGGCCGTTGAACTGGTCAGACTTATCGCGTCTGGGAAAGTGACCGTAAATGACTTTGTATCCCCTTGCTTAATCAAGAGATTGACCACTTTGGAGGTCAGGTCTATGGTTTGAGCATCGGAGGTGAGGGCCATTGCGGGTTATCTTTTTTCGGCGGATTGGGCGGCTTTTGAAATAGCTTTTTCGGCGGTGTTTGAAGCGCTCCCTTCTTTTACGTCCAGCAGGGACGCCCGCTCATCCCGAATCAACAATTCAGCTATCTCACTGCTGATAATTGCTTCTTCGTTCACCGTGTAACCAAGGTTGTAAGGTGGATGACTAACCGACTTTGTGATTTTCATTCTCACAAAGCCATTTGGAATTCCTGTCATTTTTAAATAATTTTAATGGAAGGGAGTGTGTTACCATTCCCTTCCATTATTAAGATATTAGACAAGGCTGATCTCGTCACATTTTGTGAAAGAAACGGCATGGCGCACACCTAAGTCGTACCAAGCGTTTACAATCAATTCAACCAAAGCCTCCTTGCCTTTGGTGTACGGGTTTACAAGCAAGTCTATTCCGCCCCACTGGGCAATGATGAGTTCAGACCAGTCGCCGAAGATTGCGGCATGAAGGCTAGTGCCGGCGCCCTTTGTCAGGTTGCTTGGCAAAAAGTTCGACGCCACAGCCTTATATCCGTTCACCAAAGCCCCTTTATTCGGGCCTTCCCAAATGAAGCCGTTTCCGGCTACGTCTCGTTTAGTCGTCTTGAGCAATCCAGCCACGCCTGGGGTGAACAGGTAGCCAAGCGTACCCATATCCGCATTGTCGGTGGCCGCTTCCGTCTCGAACTGCACCGTAAGCGCCCAGGTGAGCAGGCCCCCGTTTGCGCCGATAGTGATGTCGTTCGTACCAGCTTGCGTTAGAATGCCGGTGGGCTGACCAGATGCGCCGGTGCCGCTAATGCAGGCTGTTTCGAGCAAGTTCATAACAGCCCGGTTAAGCCTGCCTCGCACGAAGTTTTCCATTGAGATGCTTGTCTGAATCAAATTCTGCTTCGACACGTCAGTGTATGCGGTGATACCCTTCGGAGTAAGCGAGAGTTTGTCAAAGGTTGGGGTGGTTTCGGTGGAAGAGGCATTTTCCGTAGCCCGCCAAACCGCAGTGGCAGATGCGTCGTTGCGGGGGAAGTCGAGATTCCCTTTTGAGTCCGGCAGATAAGTTGCGCCCATATCAATGACTGCCAAACGGGGGTCAAGAAAGGGAATGAGACCGCCCAGTTCGGTTGCCACAGTATGACCGCCTGTCGTGGTAGTCGTGGCTGTGATGTCGCGTTGCTCCTGTCCATTGTCTTGCCACATTAGGAACCTTGGTAACGTAAGGTTCCCGAGGCCTGCACCATCCATGTTATGCTGGCGAGCCTCTTTTTTGCCTTCCTGATCCATTTCCGCCGCAACGCCGTTGAGCGTTTTGCCATAAGCTGCTTGGTTTACTGCATCCAGCAAGCGAAACTCACGGCGTACTCTCTCCTCTGGGCTGAGATTTTCTCGACCGCCACGGCGGTCTTGTTCGCGAAGGCTTTCGCCGGCATCGGCTTTTTCAGCAGCCTCGAAGGCTTCCTGATCGCGTACTTCGCCCATAAGGCGGTCGTAATCATCCTTTGCCGTTTTTACAGCGTCAGATTTTGCCGCGCGGTCTTCTGGCGTGGTGGCCTTGTCGCGTTCCTCAAGGGCGGCTTTCCATTTGTCGAGGGCTGCGCCTGCTTGTTGGCGGAGTGCGAGTGCTTTACTCATGGTAGTGTTTGTTTTTTGCCGTCCTATGAGGGGCGGTGTAGTGTTTGTTTATTTGTCTTTTTTTCAATTAGTTAAGCAGGTATTCTTGGGCTGCGGCTAAATATGCCCGCAGTTCTTGGTCAGGCTCAGGCAACGCTGGCGGCTCAGGCGCTTCAATAGTTGACTTCCAAGCATCAAAACTCCGCTTCGCAATCCTGGTATCAGTTGTGGTGCCTTCGTAGGCTCCATAAGTCACCGGGCTTAGGTCGAAAAGTTCTTTGCCTTTTTCGAGGTATCGGACAGAGATTTTGCCGCCGTAACTCAGCATGTCGAGGTCGCTTTCTGACATTTTCCCAGCCAAAAGGCTGCGGTCTACTTCTGCCCATTTGCTTTCGAGTGTGGTGAATGCAAAGGAGGATTCGTAGATGTAGCCGCCCTCAACGAGTTCGTACACATCGGAGCGGTGGGATGGCAAAATGGATAGATAGTCAATGCCTTTTTCGTCAATGGTATAGGTGAGGGTGTTGTTTTTTTTGCGTCCAAGGACTTGTGATGGCTCGTGATTGAACAGGCAGGCACAACGGTCGTCTTTGATACCATCAAAGAATCCGGGCATGACGACTTCGGCGTACCAACCCATGTTGGTGTACTCGTTGAATACTGCGCCATAGCCGCCAATTTGCATCTTGTCACCTTCGGCCTTTGCGGCACGGGCGGAAATGGGGAAAAAGCGACGCTCTACAGTGTCGTTTGCCTCATTTTGCGGCGGCTGATTTGCTTTGTCCTTGCTCATCGTTTTTAGTGTCGGTTATGTTTTCGGGATCGTCTTCATCTTCTTTGTCAACATACTCTGATGCCGGGATCATGTTCATCGGTGTCAGGTAAATCTGACCTTGTGCATCAGGAAGTGGATTCTCTGCCTCTAATTCTCTGATTTCGTCCACGTTTTTCAATCCCCACTGCCTGGCTATTGCGTACACTCGATACCGCGAAAGGGCATCGCCTCGCATACGGCCCTCGAGATTAAATCGGTAGAAGTGGTTGTTTTTTAAGTCTTTAGGCAATAGTTTGCGCTTGAGTTCCGGCTCCCAGTTCTTTACAATTGGGAGCAGGGTTTCCTGCACGTATTCAATAGCCTGGTGCTCGATGTTGGAAAATGTGGCACGGTCGAGGATGGCGATTTTGTGGGGGGGCACTCCGTAGATGGCGCAGATGTCGAGCGCGGTCAGGTTGTGTGTGCGGATGTACTCGGCATCGGCTGGGGTGAGGCTGAGGGCTTTGAAATCTGCGCCGTTTGACAGCACCGGGAATTTTCCGGCATTGATGGCTGAGACAAACCCGTTTCTGATTTGCTCTACTTGTTCCGGGTCTAACTTGTTTGTGTGTGTAAGCGCACCACGCACTCGCCCGCCATTGTTATGAATGTCGGAAACGAAATTTCGGTTTGAGAGTCCGATCCCGATGGTGTCCCGGTGGACTTGTATTGGTGAACGGCCAAGTATGCCGTCGCTACTCATGTTCTTTACATGCAGGACTTCCAGAGCGGTCAGTATCTCTGTGCCGGTGGCGGTGTCGCCCATGGCCGGATTTGGCGTGACTTCATAGAATAGCGCTCCTTTGTGGAGGAAAGGGCGGACGAAATTGGGGTGCAGAATGCGGAGTTCCCGCGCTCCGCCACGGCCATCGCGGTAGATGCGGGCGTATGCGTTGCCGCGCATCCCGAGGTGGAATTGTAGCGTGGAGCGGAAAATGTATGAGGTATAGAGTTCGCTGGGCTCTTCGGCGATCAGCGAGTGCTCAGGGCGGTTGGAAGCCGGAAAAGTTTGCTTGTCTTCTGATCTATAAAGGCCAACCGGAAGGCTGGCGAATGCTGTAGATAGTACGCGGTTGCAGGCGTAAACGGCTGCGAGGGTGAGGGCGGTTTCGTCATTTACGGTCGGGCCTGCTTGAGAGTAGGATCCGCCGAGTTCGAGCAGCCAGGGTGCCGGGTTGCTCAGCGAGCTGCTGCGCTGCTCTGAAATAACAGGCGGGAGTGCGCCGCCGTTTTGATGGCGCAGTGCTGCAAATCTGTCATTTATGCTGAGAAAACCGTTCACAGCACAAATGAATACACTATTTGTGCCGGAGTGTGGTTAGGGTGTTAAGGAAATACGGGAGGGGTGTTAAGATAATTTTGGGGCTTAATCCTCCTTTGTCGGAATGAATGAACCAATGGTGTTAATTTCATCAAGCGTAATCATCGCCTTAATGTCATCGGTGGTGTGGGTAAGTCAATGTTTTTTGGCAACCATATTCACGCCAATAGCAATAGATTTTAAAAACATTGAAGAAGGGCTTGAGAGAATAAGAACCCCGTCATGCGCTTCGGTAATTGTTACACCTGTTGGGATGATGCAAAAGACTTGTTTGTCTTCGTGGAAGTGGAGGTGGTACATTTTACGATGCTAATTTTAAACTGAAAAAAAATAGCGTGGCTCACCCACGCACGCTACTACCCCAATCAATTTCATTTATGCAGTCAGGTATGAAGTCACGTCCCGATCCATCAACCCCTATCAAAGATGGTTCTGTTTGGAGGCGGCTCGACGTGCCTAAGTCTTGCGCATACTGATTATCGCCCCATGCGAGCCAGATAACAAGCAAATACACAGAAATGAGCAAAATGAATGCGATCATCCTATGTTGGTTCTAAATCTCAAAAAATCATCTCCAGCAATAATCGTAGAGGAGTATGCAAATTTGGGATTTTCAAGGTAGCGTAAGTCGGTTTTTGTAATTTCGATAAACTCCAGGTGCTGCTCCCAATCCAGCCCAACGGGGCAGCCTGCGCTGTGGCCACCGACCAACTTAGGGACTACGCCCGGCATTACGCCGTGGTGGTTGATGCCGTAGGCCGGAGAGATTGGGTCGCCAGTTCTTTTTCCGTCCATATTGAAGTCGCGGTGGACCATCACGACTTCGGGGTGCTTCTGTATAAGCGCTGGGTGGCGTGTGCCATATTTGGAGAACTGGTGATAACCCTGAATCCACTTGCCTGCGTAATGCCTGAAGGCAAGCCGCGCAACTCCGCCCAGTTTTTTGGCTGCCGGTGCAAAGGTTGATTTTCGGCCTGGCTCTGTGGTTGCCACCTGAAAAAACCGCAGGAATGGCGCATTGGTATCGGTGCGATGGTCCACAATTATCCGCAGGTCGTTCCACTCATCGAAGCGGTCGTTGTTTGGGGTGAAATCCTCGTTAAGGCCTTCGATGTAGACCAGGTTGAGGTGGCCCGGCGTGGTTTCCCATGGGTAGCCTTTCATTTTGCAGTATGCGGCGATGGCGTGGGCTGGGTATATCATGCGGCGATGGATGGTTGCTTGTTTTTACGGGCGCGATTGCGCAGGCGCGAGCAGGTGCTTTGGAAGGTAGCGTGGTTGATGTAGCGGCGGGGAAAATCGTCGGTGGCAAAGTAGGCCTCTGTGCGCACGTATGCGATGTAGGCGGAAGGTCGGTCAAGCGCCCCGAGTTGGTTGATGTACTCGAGATAGAATTTTTCAAAGGTGATTGGGTGGGCGATTTTTGCCGTCATAGCGCGAACACGTCTGATTCTGAATAAGGTGTGAAAAAATCGTGCTTGTAGGTCATCCATTGCCCCCATGCCATGCCGAGGGCCACCATTCCGTCAATTTTTTCTTTCGATTTCTTACGGTCCATTTTGAAGTTTCCATTTCCGTCAATGTATAGGGCCACGTTTCTGTTGTTCCACTCAAGGATGGGGTGATGGCCATGGTTGAGCGTTTTTTTCTTGATGGCCCGCTCCATGTCGGAAAGCGGGGCGGTGAACATTTTGGCGGACTGGGCGAATACTTCAAAGAAATCCTCTGTCTGGGTCGGCACCTTGCCAAATTCGTCGTTCAGGTCAATGATGATTTCCTTTTTGCGCCAGGGGTCAATGGCGCAGGAATGGAATTTGTATTTCTTGTAGAGGGCGCGTATGTCGTTTTTGATTACGTCAAAATCTATGGTGGCTCCTGGTATTAGTTTCAAGTACCCATCTTTGGCCCATTGGAGGTATGGTATGCCGTCGTTTCGGTTTCGTTCGTAAGCGGTTTTTTCGGTACACCAGTAGTACATGATGCAGTGCGATTTTTCTCCTTCAACTTCCGAAGGGAAAAGCAGGCAAAGTGCGCTCATATCGTCTGTCAATGAAAGGTCAAGGCCTCCGAAGCAATGCTTCCCGTCCAATATTGAGGGGTCGAATTTTTTACCTGCTGCGCGAAAAACTTCATCACGGATCCAGCCTTGTGCGCTGGCCACCCAAATGTTCAGGTTTTTGGTTTTGAAGTTGTTTTCTTTTACAACGCCTTCACTTACAGCCTTATCGAATTCCGATTTGAAAATTTCCGGGTTGACTGATACCCCCCAGGAGGGATTGACCTTTGGCCAATTCTTTGGATCTGTCCAATCGTCGGTTTCGTCAAGGTCGTAGCAGAAGGCAAGTAGTTGGTCATTTTCTACAGAGCCATCAAGCATTGCCTTGCAGCGCTTCTCGAATTCTGCGCAGGGTCCGTTTGGGTTAGTACCTGCTGTGGTTATGATCCAGGTGAACACGTTGGACCGCTTGATCATGCCGGACTCCAGGGAGTGGATCCGCTCGTCGTTCGGGAATTCGTGGTATTCATCCACCAGGCCATAGGAAGGCGAAAAACCGTCCTGTGGCCTACTGCTCAAAAAGCCGACAAACCCGCCGCCCATCTTCTCGTATATCCGCTCGGCGCGAAGGCCAAAGAGTTCGTTGAATGTTGGGTCTTCATCAATGAGGTGGCGCGCCATTTCCTTCTGGCGGGAAAACCCGATTTTGCTTTGCGTGACGGTGGAGGATACCCACCAGATTTGCGGGTCTTTCACGTCCTCGAAGAAAAAGCCGATGTTTCCGACAGCTGCAAGGAATTCGGTTTTTGCATTGCCCCTCGGGACCTTGATGTAGGCTTTCAGGAAGCGGCGCGACTGGTTTGACTTACGGCGCCAGCCGTAAGCGAGGTAAAGTATCGTTGCCTGCCAAGGCATGAGAATGAACGGTTCGCCTGACTTTTCGCCGTAGGCCAGCTTCTGCACCTCCACCGAATCTATTGCGCCCTGTGCATGGGTCGGGCTGAAAAAGTAGGGGAAGTCCTTTTTCTTGGACTTTTTGAGGTCATCCAGGTGGCGTTTGATGGCCAATCGGATGTATTTCCCTACCCTTTGCTTTCCCGTATTTACGTCCTTTATGTACTGTTCGGCGCGTTTTGGCACATGTTTATACTGCTTTTTTCAGTAGTTCGGCGGCTTTGGATTTGTTTGGCTCTGCGCTTGCTAGGCCTATTCTGGCTCTTGATGCTGGTGAAAGGCCGAATTCGTTGCAGATTTTCATGTACTCCCGAAGGTGGTTTGTGCCATTGTAGTGAACTGGGTGGGGTAAAACTTGTACTCCTGTTTTTGTCTCCACCTCAAAATAAGATCCAATCCCCTCCTCCATCTGTCTTTGCCTGTGCATTATGTAACACTCCCATTCAATGCAGAGCGCTCTTAAATTGAACAGGTCCATTTTTGACAACGCCCGCAAATCGGTCAACTCTCTTACAATAACATCCCAATGCGCTTTCCCTTCCGCACCCAAGTCTTGCGGGGCCGGTGGATATTCGTTGATTTTGAAAACCTTCATATCCGCCTTCGCCCTAGCCTTTTCCCTTGTAGTATTTACCGATCCTTTTTGAAGTTTTTCAGCCTTTGTGGTCCTTGGCCGACCAACCTTCTTGGACTCAGACATCTTACTTTTTGCCATATTAAAGCGAGATTTATACCCCCCCCCTCCAATTTTGTAAAAACACGCGGAGGTA